TTACCTTAAACGCCAAGGTCCACTCTCTTTGATCTGTTCGACTAATCCATCTTCTTCAAGTTCACGTAACAACGCTACAACCCAATATTGCTGATTCGAGCTTGTAGCCTTCGGTTTTGCTCCCCAATCGAAGCCACAAAGCTTGAACACTTCAGATTGTTTAATTCCTTTACCATTTTTTTGCCCATCAGGATGCTTTGCCAGAACAGCAAGTGCCAATTCTTTAGCTTTAGTACGAAGCTCTAAGCCCTGTTTCTGTAACTCATTCATAATCATATTTCTCTCATAATCTAGACCGCCCTAATATTACTCCCCAACTATCAGGCGCGCACATGAGTAGGGTTAATAGGTAACTGATCCATGGTTGCCAGGGGATTGAAGCGTAGGGCCGTTTCTAGGTGATCAGGTGCCAAGTGGGCATAGCGCATAGTCATTTTTATGTCGTGATGGCCAAGAATTTTCTGGAGCGCAAGGATGTTCCCGCCGGACATCATAAAGTGTGCTGCAAACGTATGGCGCAGGATGTGGGTAAGCTGTCCACGCGGAAGCACAATGGAGGTTTTGTCCATCACCGACAAAAACTGGAAGTAGCAATCTGTAAAGAACTTGAAACCATCCAGGGCAATGATTTCCTCGTACAACTCTTTGCTGATCGGGATACTGCGGTTCTTCTTGCCCTTGGTTCTGACGAAAGTGATCCGGTATTTGGTGACCTGAGAGCGCGTAAGATTGACTGCTTCACGCCAGCGTGCTCCTGTACTCAGGCAGATTTTAACGACCAGAGCGAGGAGAGCGCTTTGGCGTTGGCAGTCGTACAAAAGCTCGGTAATCTGTTCATGCGTCAGCCAGGCCATTTCCTTCTCGGCAATGGTGAACTTGCGAATGTTCTCCAATGGGTTTGGTGCTGTCCATTCGCCGAGCCGGGTCAACTCGCTAAATACTCCGCTAAGATAGCTTTGCTCTAGATTGATGGTTACCGGGCTGGCTCCTTTCTTCCACTTCTCGCTATAGTAGATTTCACCCGTCAGACGTCTATCACGGTAATGCGCGAACATTTTGGAACTGAGATCTGTTGCGAGGGGATTTCTGAGTGCATCGACCATCAGGAGCAACTTATCGTATACATGTTCGCCTGCGGTCAGAGATTTACCATGTAGTTTGAACCAGAGTTCAACGACGTCTTTCAGAGTTCGACGGTCTACCGATTCACCCAGCCAGGGCTTAGCCTCTGCCTCATCCATCGTGTGACGCTCAAAGGCCAATGCTTCGCCTTTGGTTGCGAACTGCTTACGCACACGACGCCCACTGCGTCCGGCGGGGTAGCATTCGCAAATCCATTTTCCTGTGTCGAGTTTTCGTACTGCCATAAAAAAGCCCTCATGTCTGAGGGCTAAATTTAACTGTCTATTTAAACAGGGGTCAATGTTTGTTTCCTGATATGCAATACATTTAAAAATGTAAGTTAGCTATGTACTGTAAATATTGATTATCTAATTCCTGTGAATTTGCATTTGCATTTGCATAGCTAGGTTGTTTTTGGGTTTTTATGGAATTATTGAATAAATGAGATAAATAATAAGAATCTGCACTTTTAGATGCAGCATATGTTCTTATTGCAGGGTTAGCATTCACATCAAGGTTAATTAAAGAAAATGATTTATGACAAAGAGTTAGTACACCATGAATCTTTTTCTTCAATTCATCCTCGTCACAGAAAGGCATAATTAACATAGCAATGCCATCGTAAGACTTATCCATAATCAATAGATTTTTAGAGTGATCAGGAATGGTGATGGATAAATTATGACATATTTTATTTAGATGATTATTGAGTTCATGAATAGAAAATAACTCTTCATGAAGAGTTGAAAAAGATTCTTGTTTGAATTTATAAATTATATCACTTAAACTTGTTATTTCATTTTCAATGGCTGCGGTTTTCTCAGTTAATCCCTCAGTGATGACACCGGCTTGATAAGAGGATTTTTCAAAAAGATAATTATATGTGAGGTATGGATCATTTATTTTATATTCAAACTCTTCACCTCCGGCATTAGCCTTTGTACTAGGTAGTTTCGAAAGTGCCTCAGTAATAAATTTATGATGAGAAAAAAAACCATCGGAAATGTTCTTCTTTTTTGTGGCTTCAATTTGGCTGGATGTTTGTATTGTTCTTTGTATATGTGCAACTATCGCAACCAAAGGAATAGATAAAGATAGAACTCCAATTGGGAATTTGAATATTTCTAAGAACTTATTATAGCCACTAGGACTTAGATCAAGTGTTATTAATGGATTTAGCCATAATGGGATGCATAGAATAAATGCAATTATTAGAGGAGCGCCTAATGCTAGCCTAAAGGGACCTTGCTGCGATAAACTGCCATCCGTAAATTCTAAAAATCTCATGATATATTATTTAAACCATCTTTAGTATTTGAGTGAAATTTAAAATTAGCACCATCAAAATTAGCCATTGTTACTTATTTTAAACAAGTCATTATTATTTGCGCCAATATTTTAATATCTGACAACGCGCATTCATATGTCCGATTTCCACCTTCGACAATAACACGCGCATTTGGTAGGCGGGTTAGCGTTCTAATTTGAACTTCCCCATCAACGCTCACAACCCATTTTCCATCACGAATTTCGCTAAAGTTCTTATCGCAGAGAAATTCTACGTTTCCATCCGCAACGACAAAAGGATTGTCTAAATTTTTTGGCAGAAAGGACTTGTCAAAAATATATGAACCATCATTTTGCAACTCACCTTTAGTTAAATTCTGCTTTGGGATTTCTAAGGTGTTCACATTATGTGAACTTTTAGCGTTGCCTTCTCCAGTTGCTAGCCATTTTAGTTGTATGCCTGTTTCAAGAGCGCATTGGATAACCCATTCAGCAGGGAATGAATCGCGCATATAGCGTGTTGCAAGTGTGCTCTTAGATATTCCTAAATGGTCACACAAAGCTTGCCTTGTTTTGAAACCATAGGCTTCAACCATACGCTCTATGGCACCACGCCCGCCTTTTTCTAGATTCATGGTCACTCCACGTGAACTTTTATCTTGACGATTTCATGATGTGATCGTATGTTTATCGTGTTCACAAAATACAAACGATCAGTATTCATCCTGATTAATCATTGCTAAATGAGGAATGTTGCATCATGAGACCTAACATTTCAATCACTCTCATCACCCCCCACGTCACTATCGAAAGATATAGTGAACTCACTGGGTTATCTATCGACACCATCAACGATATGCTTGCAGATGGGCGTTTGGTTCGTCATCGCCTACGAAAGGACAAAAAGCGTGAAAAAGTGATGATTAACATCGCTGCGATGACTGTCGATGCCCTTTCTGATTGCAACGTGACTGTCAACTAGTTCCATTTTGAAACTTCACGGAGCAACTGACTATGTTTGACTATCGCATATCAAAACATCCCCATTTCAATGAAGCCTGCCGGACGTTCGCTTTACACCACAACATGGCGAAGCTAGCAGAACGCGCTGGCATGAATGTCCAGACTCTACGCAACAAGCTAAACCCGGAACAACCTCACCAGCTTACTGCACCGGAAATCTGGCTGCTAACCGATCTCACAGAGGACTCAACCCTGGTTGATGGCTTCCTGGCGCAAATTCATTGCCTGCCGTGTGTACCGACCAATGAAGTCGCACGAGAGAAAATTCCTCAGTATGTCCTGAAAGCCACTGCAGAAATCGGTCGTGTCGCTGCGAGTGCGGTTTCTGGTGTCCAGTTAAATGCGACCACCCGCCGTCAGGTTGTCGAAAGCGTCAACTCCGTTACTCGGCTGATGGCTCTTACCGCTATTTCACTGCAGGCGCGTTTACAGGCCAACCCTGCAATGGCAAGTGTCGTCGATACCGTGACGGGTCTTGGCTCTTCTTTTGGGCTGAGCTGAGGTGTTTATGTTGAATAACGAACCTTCATTCGCATCACTGCTGGTTAGGCAAAGCCCGGCAATGCATTACGGTCATGGCTGGATTTACTTACCTGACGGGAAAAAGTGGCATCCGTGTATTGAATTGTCTCCCCGGCAGCAGGCTGTCCGGGGAACTGGCAAAAAGAGTTTGCTGCAACGTCTAAGTATTAACGTGGCAGGCAACCTGCAAACCAGGCGAAAAGCTTTTCCTGGACGCTGAGCTTAGTGTCATCAGGCCGACCACATACAATAGCAGCTCTTTTGTAGGCTGGATTTAACAAAGAACCGAAAGGTGCGGAATCAGAGTGATGCAGCATTTTCAACTTTTGTGCAATCAATTCCGGGGTCAGTTCATCCCCTGCATAAAGCAATTCCCCGTACTGGCGGCTTTGTACGCTAGCACGTTCGGAAATAATAGCTGGTTGCCACACAAGTTGAATTGTCGCGATAACGACTACAGGCAAAGCGAACAACCATTCCAGATCAGTGTCCGCAAACACAGCAGTACCGCTAATAAGCTGAATGGCTGTCATCAATTTGTCAGCTCTACCGTGAAGCGTTGCCGTCATAACCTCAAGGTAATAACTGTAATGCAGTTGGAAGTATTCGGAGCTTTGTTTAGTCATGCCGGAATCCTATTTTTTATCCTGTCCCGGCGCTGGTTGAGGTGCAGGGGCAGGGCGAGGCAATACGTGGAAGTTGTCAGAGTCTGACATCAGGTTTCTCCTTCGATGGGTAGATGATTGTTGGCGCAAATAGTCTACCACTAAGGCACGTGCCGGGCGTGCATAAAAATCCCCGGCATCACTTTAAACATTCTTTGGTTCAGTGGGTTATGTGGATGTTTAACCATCTAAGTTCAGGTCGCTATTGAGGTTAATTAATGGCTATAGAAGGTAACACGGCGACAGTTCCGCTTAGTCCCGGTCAGCGCCTGAATGGGCTGAACCACATAGCGGAGCTGAGAGCAAAAGTGTTTGGTCTGAATATTGAGCACGAGCTGGAACGTTTTATTAATGAGATGCGCGATCCCCGCGACATTAATCATAAACAGAATGAGAGGGCACTGGCCGCCATATTCTTCATGGCAAAAATTCCGGCAGAACGTCACAGCGTCAATATTAATGAGCTGACCACTGACGAAACGCGGGAGTTGATTAAAGCAATGAATCATTTTCGTGCAGTAGTGAGCTTATTTCCCAAACGGCTAACCATGCCGAACTAACCCAAAACAGAAATTAATGGCGTAAACCCGCCGGGCATTCTTTTGCCCAAATTCAGGAGAAATGATTATGCGAAATAGTGAAACGCGTACCACCAAAACCGGACCGGATGATGCCGGTTTATTCCAGCTGTTTAACGAGACACGCCTGGATGAGCGTAAAAGCTGTGCCTTTGCCGTTTCCATCCGCATGGAGGCACTGGCGCTCCACATCCTGCAAAAGGAAATGACCGGAATTGAGGCGGCAGAACTGCTGCGCCGGGAAGTTGCTCGTTATGAAGCTGAATCACTCGGGGACTGGCACTAATGGCTGATTCCATGGATCTCGTACAGCAGCGCGTCGAAGAAAACCTGCAGCGCCATATTCACAATGCCCGGGCACGAAATCCGGGTATCGCTCGCGTGCTTTGCATCGACTGTGAAGCACCAATCCCAGCGGCGCGCAGACAAGCTATTCCGGGCGTACAGTGCTGCGTGACTTGCCAGGAAATTGCTGAGCTGAAAGGTAAACATTACAGCGGTCGTGCTGTATGAACATCATCGATCCGCGTTGCTTCGGTATCAGCACTATTAACAGCATCAGTATCTCAGGGGGCAAGGATAGCCTTGCTCAGTGGTTACGGGCCATTGAAAACGATGTTCCTCATATCTCTGTCTTTGCTGATACGGGCCATGAGCATCCTCAGACGATGGACTACCTGGAATATCTGGAATCGCGGCTGGGTAAAGTTATTCGTGTAAAAGCGGATTTCACTCGCCAGATTGAAGGCAAGCGTAAATTCATTGCTGAAAAATGGCCTGTTTCTTTGGTTGAGGAATGCGGCATGTCTCCTGATGAGGCCGCAGAACGTATCCATCGCGCACTAGAAATTCTTAAACCAACTGGCAATCCGTTTCTTGACTTGTGCATGTGGAAAGGGCGATTCCCGTCCACAAAGGCTCGTTTCTGCACATTTGATTTGAAGCATGAGCCTGTACGTACTCAGGTGATTGTTCCTGCATTAGATGAATATGACGAGGTTATCAGCTGGCAGGGAGTGAGGGCGCAGGAATCGCCAGCGCGTGCATTGCTTCCGGACTGGGAGGAAGATGCGGATAATACTCCTGGCCTTCATGTTTATCGCCCGATCCTCAACTGGCAGCATGAAGATGTGTTCGCCATTGCCAAACGTCATGGCATCAAACCTAATCCGCTCTATCTGCAGGGCTGTAGCCGTGTCGGATGCATGCCCTGCATCCATGCCCGTAAATCTGAACTGGCGGAAATCTTTCAGCGCTGGCCAGAAGAAATTCGCCGTGTAGCAGAATGGGAAAGGATGGTTGCTGAATGCTCACGTCGTGGTAATTCAACGTTCTTTCCGTCGACTCACGATCCGCGACGAGCCGAGAAACGTATTGAAGTCATCACCGTAGATGGCTACGGCATTGAGACTTATCGCGACTGGGCATTAACAACACGAGGTGGTGCGCAATTTGATCTGCTTGCAGGCACAAACGACAGTGCGGTGTGCAGTAGCGTCTATGCGGGAGTATGTGAGTGACGGATATCAGTTCAGGCCGTCTTGTCGCACCGCATGTATCTTTAGCCCTCGGCAGCGGAGGTAATGCTGCCGTGGAATATCCATGGACCTTACCTAAAAAAGCAGTTAACCCCTATCTGGACCCGGCGGAAGTTGCGCCGGTGTCCGCGCTTTCAAACCTGATCTCTCTCTACGGTACGGACAACGAGCAGGAGCAGTTGCGCCGTGAGGCGCTGAGTGATGAGGTCTGGGAACGCTATTTCTTCAATGAATCTCGCGATCCTGTCCAGCGCGAACTGGAACAGGATCAGCTCATCAGCCGCGCCAAAATGGCCCGTGAGCAGCAGCGTTTTAATCCTGATCTGATCATTCTTGCCAACGTTAGCGCCGAACCCGCCCACGTCAGTAAACCTCTGCTGGAAAGGATTAAGTTCTTCCAGGGGCTGGGAAGGCCGAAAGCATATTCCCGCTATCTGCGCGAAACCATTAGGCCGTGTCTTGAGCGGCTGGATCGTGTGCGTGAAAGTCAGGTGTCTGCCTCGTTCCGATTTATGGCGAGTCATGAAGGGCTGGAGGGGCTACTGGTTCTGCCGGAAATGAATCAGGAGCAGGTTAAACGCTTGTCCACTCTGGTTGCGGCGCATATGAGTATGTGTCTCGATGCGGCCTGCAGCGATCTGTTTGTAACGGATGACGTGAAGCCTGAGCAAATCCGCCAGTCATGGGAAAAGGTAGCGGCAGAAGCTATGCGTCTTGATGTGATTCCGCCTGCCTTTGAACAGTTGCGCCGCAAGAAACGCCGTCGCAAGCCCGTGCCCTATGACCTTATTCCGGGTTCGCTGGCGCGGATGCTGTGTGCAGACTGGTGGTATCGCAAGCTGTGGCAGATGCGCTGCGAGTGGCGGGAGGAACAGCTGCGTGCTGTTTGCCTGGTTAACAAGAAAGCGTCCCCGTACGTCAGCTATGAAGCCCTGATCCACAAACGCGAGCAGCGCCGAAAATCGTTGGAGTTTTTCCAGTCGCACGAACTGGTGAATGCCGACGGTGACACGCTGGATATGGAAGACGTGGTGAACGCCAGCAGCAGCAACCCGACGCACCGTCGCAATGAAATGATGGCCTGTGTGAAAGGGCTGGAGCTGATCGCCGAAATGCGCGGCGACTGTGCCGTGTTTTATACCATTACCTGCCCGTCACGCTTCCACGCCACGCTCAACAACGGCAGGCCCAATCCGAAGTGGACCAGCGAAACGGTCCGGCAGAGCAGTGACTACCTGGTTGATACCTTCGCCGCATTCCGCAAGGCTCTGCACAAAGTCGGGCTGCGCTGGTATGGGGTGCGCGTTGCTGAGCCGCATCACGACGGCACCGTGCACTGGCATCTGCTGTGCTTCATGCGCAAAAAAGACCGCCGCACGCTCACTGCGCTGCTGCGTAAATTTGCCATTCGTGAAGACCGCGCCGAGCTGGGCAACAACACCGGCCCGCGCTTTAAGTCTGAACTCATCAACCCGCGCAAAGGCACGCCGACTAGCTACATCGCCAAATACATCAGCAAGAACATCGACGGGCGCGGACTGGCAAAAGAGATCAGCAAGGAAACCGGCAAATCACTGCGCGACAATGCCGAGCACGTTAGTGCCTGGGCATCACTTCACCGCGTCCAGCAGTTCCGTTTCTTCGGCATTCCGGGGCGTCAGGCATACCGCGAGCTGCGTCTTCTGGCCGGGCAGGCCGCGAGAGCGCAGGGCGATAAAAAAGCCGGTGCGCCTGTGCTGGAAAATGAGCGTCTGGATGCCGTGCTGGCCGCAGCAGATGCAGGCTGCTTTGCCACCTACATCATGAAGCAGGGCGGCGTTCTGGTTCCCCGCAAACATCATCTTATCCGAACTGCATACGAGCTTAACGACGAGCCGGGCACCTACGGCGATCACGGCATCCGTATCTATGGCATCTGGTCCCCGATTGTTGAGGGCCGGATCTGCACGCACGCGATGAAGTGGAAAATGGTTCGTAAGGCCGTTGACGTTCAGGAGGCGACAGCCGACCAGGGCGCTAGCGCCCCTTGGACTCGTGGCAATAACTGTCCCCCTGTTGAAAAAACGTACCAGACAGGGGGCGAACTACCGGGCAGCGAAGAACCTGAAGCGCTGCCGGACTACGAAAACATGAGCAAAAAGGAACTGCGCGAGCTGACGGCAAGGCTGCGGCTGGTCAAGCCGAAACGCAGAAAAGTCTACAAACAGGAAATTATGGATCACCAGCGCCTACAGCTCGATGCGGAGCTGAGGTCCAGAGGCTTTGATGCCAGTGAAACGGAAGTGGATCTGCTTCTGCGTGGCGGCAGCCTGCCATCTGGAGCCGGGCTGCGCCTGTTCTACCGGAACAAGCGCCTACAGGAGGATGACAAATGGCGTGAATGGTACTGACAGCTCAGAGAAATGGCATATCTATTAATCAAAGAGTTAGCTGAGTAAAAAACTATTTCAGCTTTAAAATCATATGATGTACTGTATATATAAACAGTAATATTGGTAGGGAGTTGTGAACGATTTGTTCATGGAGTCACTTGCACTGCAGCGGATAGAACTTATGGCCCGGCTGGTTGCCAGCTCAGATTGTAGCGATGACGACAAGGAGGTTGCGATTTCGTGGCTGTCGGAGCTGACAAGCGATCTGGTTACCAGGATGAATGATTATGGAGTAGGGCAGGATGAGAGTACGCATTAGTGATTCCGCACCATGGGAAACTCCCTCTCATATGGCATCCTGCAGTTTGAGAACACAGTGCATGTCTATGGTGCATGGATTCGCATGATCCAAAAAGGATCGCAATGGGTCGGGGCCGCCAGAACTGGCGCGCTTTTCGGCCCGTCATGCGCCTGCATGAAAACCACTACACAAAGCGGGCAGGCGTGGCGGGGATACGAGCGCGCGTAATTACCTATAAAAGATGAAATACTTCTGGAATTCATAAAGTTGAAGTGATACGTTCCTAGATGCGCATGTAGGCAGATTTGTTGGTTGTGAATCGCAACCAGTGACCTTAATGGCAGGAGGAATCGCCTCCCTGAAATCCTTGATTCATCGCTATACGGCCAATATGCTGTGCGAAGGAGTGCCTACATGCGTTTTCTCATGACCTTTTTTCCTCCTGGACGAAGAAGAAATGACAAAAACCTCTAAACTTGGCGCACTTAGGGCTGCAACTTCACGTGAAGACTTGGCCAAAATTTTAGATGTTAAGTTGGTATTTTTAACTAACGTCTTATATAGAATCGGCTCAGATAATCAATACACACAATTTCCAGTGCCGAAGAAAGGAAAGGGAGTAAGGATTATTTCCGCTCCGACAGAACGGCTAAAAGATATTCAGCGCCGAATTTGTGATTTACTTTCTGATTGTAGAGATGAAATATTCACTGCAAGGAGAATTAGTAATAATTATTCCTTTGGTTTTGAGAGGAATAAGTCAATTATACTAAATGCTTACAAGCATAGAGGTAAACAAATAGTATTAAATATAGATCTCAAGGATTTTTTCGAAAGTTTTAATTTTGGACGTGTTAGAGGGTATTTCCTTTCCAATCGGGATTTTTTATTAAATCCTATAGTAGCAACGACACTTGCAAAAGCTGCATGTTATAATAGAACCCTGCCTCAAGGGAGTCCGTGTTCGCCTGTAATATCAAATCTAATTTGCAATATAATGGATATGAGATTAGCTAAACTGGCAAAAGAACATGGTTGTGCTTATAGCAGGTATGCTGATGATATAACAATTTCCACAAATAAAACCATATTTCCTGCAGAGATGGCCGCAGTACAACCTGAAGGGGTTGTTCTAGGAAAGGTTTTGGTGAAAGAAATAAAAAGAGCTGGTTTTGAAATAAATGATTCAAAGACTAGACTTGCGTTTAAGACATCAAGGCAAGAAGTAACGGGCCTTACAGTTAACAGAATTGTTAATGTTGATAGACGTTACTCTAAAAAAACTCGAGCGTTAGCGCATACTTTGTATAGTACTGGTGAATATAAAGTGCCGGATGAAAACGGTGATTTAGTACCAGGAAGCTTAGATAAGCTAGAGGGGATGTTCGGCTTTATTGACCAAATTGATAAATTTAATAATATAAAGAAAAAACTGAGTAAGCAACCTGATAAGTATGCATTGGCTCCTGCATCCTTACATGGATTTAAATTGAAATTGAATGCCCGAGAAAAAGCATATAGTAAAATCCTTTATTATAAATTTTTTCATGGTAACTCCTGTCCTACGATAATTACTGAAGGAAAGACAGATAGGGTATATTTGAAGTCAGCTTTAAATTCCTTGGGTGTATCTTACCCTGAGTTATTTAGAGAAAGATCAGATAGTAAAATAAAAGAAATTGATCTTAATATATTTAAATCGAATGATAAAACAAATTATTTCTTGAGTCTTTCGGGAGGGACGGCAGATTTGAAAAAGTTTGTTGAGCGTTATAGAGAACATTATGCTTCTTATTATGGCTCTGTTCCAAAACAGCCAGTGATTATGGTTCTTGATAATGATACAGGGCCAGGCGATTTACTAAACTTCCTTCGTAATAAAGTTAAAAGTTGCCCAGATGACGTGGATGTAATGAGAAAAATGAAATATATCCATGTTTTCTTGAATTTGTATATAGTTCTTACACCATTGACTGCATCAGGTCAGCAAACCTCAATGGAAGACCTTTTCCCTAAAGATGTTTTAGACATTGAGCTTGATGGTAAGAAATTCAATAAAAATAATGATGGAGACTCAAAAACTGAATATGGGAAGCATGTTTTTTCCGTGAAAATTGTTAGGGATAAAAAAAGAAAAATAGATTTCAAAGCATTTGGTTATATCTTTGATGTTATTAAAAATATTAGTGAGCATTATAATTTAGTATTAAAGAGCTAACGATCAACCCTAATTTAGGAGCGCTAGGGTTGACGTTTTGGTTAAAATTCATATGGTTTGAATTGTAATGTATCATCTTCAAGCCAATTATTTAATTCCTGCATCCTTTTTTGTAAAGGTATTAGTTCGTTTCGTACGAACACTTTACTCGCCTTTTCCACATCCCCAAACCCCCCAACATTACTCGGCATGATCCCCATCATCTGCGGCGGAACGCGGTGCGCTGCCATCATGTCATCGCGGCTCACGTTCTTGATATTCAGAAACTCATCCTTTGCCGCGACCTCTGACAACGGGATGATCTGAATCCCGTCCTTTTTACCGTTCGGAGAGTACATAAACAGGTTGCGGAAATTGCCGGGTCCTTTGGCGCTTTTCATAGCCTGGCGGATATTGTTCACGTCCTCCTGGTTCTGCGCGGCGTCGGTCATGTACATGATGAACCCCGCGTGACTGCCGTTGATATAATACTTACGGCGGAACAGCGTGGCGGACTCGTTGAGCAGAGCAGAAGGGATGGCGGAGAGGTACTCCGGCAGGCCGTAAATCTCCTGATTCAGATCCGGCTCCATCAGGTGAAAGATGCTGCCTTTAGTGAACTCATACGGCTGCGTGGTCATGCCGTATTGCACAAACCAGTACGTATCCAGATCCACGCCGCGCCGGGTGTATTTCGCCAGCGACGGCTCCAGCGACAGAATCCCGCCGAGCCGGTTGGTACGCTTCTCCAGATAGGCGTTACCGAATACCAGATAATCCTGCACGAACCGGCTGAATGCCTGCTGGCTCAAAAGCGGATGCGGGATAAAGGTGCTGGTCAGAATGTTGCGTTTTACGGCAATCGGTGAGCTGTGATGCACGGCAGCGCGAAAGGTGCGCGCCAGCCCGTCAAAGCTAACCGGCGGCTCATACCAGCGGTCCATCTGCACGCATTCCACGTAATCCAGCAGCTCACGGCGGTCCAGTACCGGGATCGGGTCGCCAAAGCTGAACGCTTCTGCCGTTCTCGCGCCGCTGTGCTGAACGCTATCCGCGCCTGCAGCGCGGTTTTTCTTACTTTTGCCCATCAAAAAATCTCCACAATATTGCTGGTATTGGCGGATTCGCCCTGCAGCGGTTCGTTAAACAGTGCGTGCATCGTCGCCCAGGCCAGGTCTGCATGGCTGGCTTCTTCGCTGCGACTGGCTTCGTAGGTCGGGCGATTGCCGCTGGCGGTGGTGGCGCGGCGGATTGCCATGAATGACTGCGCGATGTCGGTGTGCCCGGCGTCGAACTCCAGACGGCGGTGGCTGATAATGTCGTACGCTTTGAGCACCAGGGCGTTTTTGACGTTGGGGTTGTAGACAAACTCGCGCACGGCAGGGAAGAACGCCTTCACATTCTCGTACACGCCGTGGCCGACGCCGGTGGAGTCGATGCCGATATAGGTCACGTTATATTGCTGCGTCAGCTTTTTGATGGCGTCGGCTTGGGCACGGAAGTCCATCCCGCGCCACTGGTGACGCTCCAGAATGCGGAACTTGCCGCCCGGCACCGTGGGCGGAGCCATGACCACGCAACCTGCGCTGTCGCCGTTCTGCGTGCCTTTCGCCGGGTCGTAGCCGATCCACACTTCGCGCCAGCCAAACGGGCGCAGCGCCAGGGCGTGAAAATCGGACCAGACTTCCCAGCTGTCCACCATGCAGGCCTGCAGCTCGCTGAGTGGAAACACGGACGCCAGATCGTCGATAAACTCGCACATCAGCAGGTTCTGATATTCGTCCGGGCTGTACTCCATGCGCAACTGGTCAATGTCGAACAGGTTACAGCCGCCGCGCACCGCGTCTTCCACGGTGACTATCTGGCGATACTGCCCGTCCGGGCAAAGCAGGCCGGGAGCCAGGCTGGCGTGGGTCAGGTCAATATCTACCTTGTCCGCTCTGGCGCGGCCCCGGTTGAACAGCGCGCCGGACCAGAACGGATACGCGCTGTGGGTCAGGCTGGAGGGCGTGGAGAAGTAGGTTTGTCGCCATTTTTTGTGGATGGCCATCCCGGAGGCGACCTTGCGCAGCTCCTGGAATTTCGGGATCCAGAAATATTCATCCAGATACAGGTTGCCGTGGTAGCTCTGCGCCGTGCGGGCGTTGGTGCCGAGGAAGTACAGGCACGCGCCGTTGCTGAGCGTCATCGGGTCGCCTTTCAGCTCCACATCGACCTCTTTGGCAAAGTCGATGATGTACTGCTTGAAGACGTGCGCCTGCGCCTTGCTGGCGGACAGGAAAACCTGGTTGCGCCCGGTGGTGATGGCGTCAATCAGCGCCTCGCGGGCAAAGAAAAAGGTCGCCCCAATCTGGCGCGATTTGAGAAGGTTGCGGATGCGGTGCCGGTTGCCTGCCTCCCACCAGTGGCGCTGGTAGGCAAACATCGAGTCGTGGAATACCTCCTGCAGCTTCTCGATCTGCTCGTCGGTAAACAGGTTCTTTTCTGGCTGTTTACGCGGGCCTTTGTTGCGGTTGGCGACGTTTGGGTTCAGGTCGGCCTCATTGCCGCCGTCGTTGAATTTGCCGATCCGGGCGTGACGCTCGGACTGGCGCGCCAGCAGGTCAATTTCCTTGAAGTCTTTCCCTTCTTTCTGCTCCTTCATGATGAGCTGGCAGTAGCGCGCGGCGGTGGTGAGCTGCATCTGATCCAGCGGCCCGTACTCGCCCCATTTGTCGCGCTTCTTCCAGCTGTGAACGGTTGCAACTTTCTCGCCCAGCATTTCAGCAATGCGGGCTACGCGGTATCCCTGAAAGTACAGCAGCATGGCCTGCCGACGGGGATCGAGGTCTGCGGGGGTCAGTGTCATATCCATGGTACAAGCCTACGGCCTTGACTGACGGCTTTCTCCGGCTTCGTTTTGTATGGCGAAAGGCACAAGCGCCGCGCGTTGTCTCACTCCCCCCATCCCCGCAACCATAAGGCTCCAGACAGTTTTCTAACGGAGCACGGCTTATGACAGTGAAAGCAAAGCGTTTCCGCATCGGGGTGGAAGGTGCCACCACCGACGGACGCGAAATCCAGCGCGAATGGCTGGAACAGATGGCGGCCAGTTACAACCCGACGGTCTATACCGCGCTGATTAACCTTGAGCACATCAAGTCTTACTCCCCGGACAGCGCCTTTAACCGCTACGGCCAAGTGACGGCGCTGGTTGCCGAAGAAATCAAGGACGGACCGCTGGCCGGAAAAATGGCGCTGTACGCCGACGTGGAGCCGACCACCTCACTGGTGGAACTGGTCAAAAAAGGCCAGAAGCTGTTCACCTCCATGGAGGTCAGCCCCAAATTTGCCGACACCGGCAAAGCCTATCTTGTGGGACTTGCCGCAACCGATGATCCGGCGAGCCTCGGCACCGAGATGCTGGCGTTCAGCGCCAGTGCTGCCCACAACCCACTGGCGAACCGCAAGCAGAAACCGGACAACCTGTTTTCTGCAGCCGAAGAAACCCTTATTGAGCTGGAAGAAGTCCAGGACGACAAGCCCTCCCTGTTTGCCCGCGTCACCGCGCTGTTCACCAAAAAAGAGCAGACCGACGATGCGCGATTCTCTGACGTGCATCAGGCCGTGGAGCTGGTCGCCACAGAGCAGCAGAACCTGAGCGAACGCACCGCCAAAACCCTGACCGAAAACGGCGAACGTCTGTCCGCGCTGGAATCCTCCCTGCAGGAGCACCAGACCGCTTTTGCCGAACTTGAGCAGAAACTCAACCGCGAAGACAGCCGCAGGGACTACCGTCAGCGCGCGCCGGGCGGTGACGCCCCGACAGGCACCGTGACCAATTGCTGAGGAGCAAACCAACACATGAAACAGAAAACCCGCTTTGCCTTTAACGCCTACCTGCAGCAGCTGGCGCGCCTGAACGGTGTGGCCGTGACCGAACTTGCCAGCAAGTTCACCGTCGAGCCGTCGGTATCGCAGACGCTGGAAGATGAAATTCAGCAGTCAGCCGCGTTTCTGACGCTAATCAACGTGATGGGTGTGGCTGAACAGTCCGGCCAGCTGCTGGGGCTGGGCGTCGGCAGCACCATTGCCGGAACGACAGACACCACCACCAAAGAGCGCGAGCCGACCGACCCGACGCTTATGGCTGACGTGGAATACAAGTGCGAGCAGACCAACTTCGACACGGTGCTGACCTACGCGAAGCTGGACCTGTGGGCCAAGTTCCAGGACTTCCAGGTGCGTATCCGCAACGCCATCGTCAAACGCCAGGCGCTGGACCGCATCATGATTGGCTTTAACGGTGTGAAGCGCGCCAAAACCTCCAACCGTGGCGAGAACGTACTGCTGCAGGACGTGAACAAGGGCTGGCTGCAGAAAATCCGCGAAGACGCGCCGGATAACGTGCTGGGCACTAAAACGGCAGAAGATGGCACTGTGACCATCGAACCGGTGAAAGTCGGGAAGGGCGGTCTGTACGCCAACCTCGACGCACTGGTGATGGATGCGGTCAACGAGCTTATCGATCCGATTTTCCAGGATGATGACGAGCTGGTTGTGGTCTGTGGCCGTGAACTGCTGTCCGACAAGTATTTCCCGCTGGTCAACAAAGAGCAGGAGAACAGCGAGAAAATCGCCGCCGATCTGATCATCAGCCAGAAACGCATGGGCGGCCTGCAGGCCGTGCGCGCGCCGTATTTCCCGGCGAACGCCGTGCTGATCACCCGCCTGGATAACCTGTCCATCTACTGGCAGGAAGAGACCCGCCGCCGCTCGGTTATCGACAACCCGAAACGTGACCGCATCGAAAACTTCGAATCCGTGAACGAGGCCTATGTGGTCGAAGACTACCGCTGCGCAGCCCTGGTGGAAAACATCGAAATCGGTGATTTCAGCGCGCCAGCCGCACCGGACGCCGGGGAGTAACACATGAGCCTGAGTCCCGCACGGCAGCACCGCCTGCGTATTCAGGCCGAGCAGGCCGCCCGCGAGGGCGGCAGTGTTCGCCATGCGTCGGGTTATGACCTGATGCTGCTCCAGCTGGCCGAAGATCGCCGCCGTCTCAAGGGCATCCAGTCCACGGTGAAAAAGGCGGCGATCAAGGTGGAACTGCTGCCGAAATATTCCGCCTGGGCGGACGGTGTGCTGGAGGCTGACGGTGCGCAGCAGGATGACGTCCTGATGTACGTGATGCTGTGGCGTATCGATGCCGGGGACTATGCCGGTGCGTTGGAAATCGCGCGTCATGCCCTGCGCCATGGCTGGGTGATGCCGCTCGGCAACCGCAACGTGCAGACCGTGCTGGCCGAGGAAATGGCCGACGCGGCGCAAAGCGCGATGCTGGCTGCTGCTCCTTTCGACGCCGACCTGCTGCTGCAGGCGCTGGACCTGACCACCGGGCAGGATATGCCGGACCAGTCACGGGCGCGCCTGCACAAAGCCATCGGCGCGGTGCTGAGCGAGAACAATCCGGCATCGGCCCTGAATCACCTCACTCATGCGCTCCAGCTGGACGCCCGCTGCGGTGTGAAGAAAGACAAAGAGCGGCTGGAGCGCAGACTGCGCAACGACCGCTGAAGGAACGTGCCCCGCGCACGGGCGGCACGGGATAGCGACAGGCTTTGCCTTATCAAAATCCCGTCCACCGCCCACTTATTCAGGAGAAGACCACATGAAGTTTGTTGCGCCCGAACCGGCACCGGAACAGGCGGAGGTCATCAAAAACACGCCGTTCTGGCCGGATGTGAGCTTGTCGGAATTTCGTAGCGTGATGCGCACTGACGGCACGGTGACGCAGCCGCGCTTAAAGCAAGTGCTGCTGACCGCCATTTCAGAAGTGAACGCCGAGCTGTTCGACTTCCGCACCCGCCAGCGAATGCTCGGCTTTCAGGCACTGGCTGATGTACCGGCGGATGTGCTCGACGGCAAAAATGAGCGTATCCAGCACTACCACAACGCCGTCTATTGCTGGGCGCGCGCCGTACTCAACGAGCGTTATCAGGATTATGACGCCACGGCGTCCGGGGTGAAACGCGGGGAAGAGCTGGCAGAGGCCAGCGGCGACCTGTGGCGGGATGCGCGCTGGGCTATCAGCCGGGTGCAGGATGCGCCGCACTGCACGGTGGAGCTTATCTGATGAAAGTGCGTGCGCACCAGTATGACACGGTGGACGCGCTGTGCTGGCGTCACTACGGGCGCACGCAGGGTGTCACGGAGCACGTATTACGTGCCAATCCAGGGCTGGCCGAACACGGCCCCTTTTTACCGCACGGGCTGCAGGTGGAACTGCCGGATCTCCCGGCATCGACCACCGCGCAGACCGTCCAGCTATGGGACTGAATCATGACGCTTGAGAGAGTCAGCGCCTTTATCACTTACTGCATCGCCGTGCTGCTGGCCTGGCTGGGCGACCTGTCGCTCAAGGATGCCTCCACGGTCGGCGGCGTGCTGATTGGTGTGCTGATGCTGGCGATCAACTGGTACTACAAACACCAGTCTTTCAAACTGCTGCGCGGCGGCAAAATCTCGCAGGGGGAATATGAATCCTTCAATCGTTAAGCGTTGCCTGGTCGGGGCGGTGCTGGCTATCGCCGCCACGCTGCCCGGTTTTCAGTCGCTGCACACTTCCGTGGAAGGGCTGAAACTGATTGCCGATTACGAAGGTTGTCGCCTGCAGCCGTACCAGTGCAGCGCAGGTGTCTGGACCGACGGGATCGGTAACACGTCCGGCGTGACGCCGGGCAAAATCATCACTGAACGGCAGGCTGCGCAGGGGTTGATCAGCAATGTGCTGACGGTAGAGCGGGCGCTGGCGAAGTGCGTGGTGCCATCCGTGCCGCAAAAGGTGTATGACGCGGTGGTGTCGTTTGCTTTCAACGTTGGCACGGGTAATGCCTGCAGCTCCACGCTGGTGAAACTGCTCAATCAAAAGCGCTGGGCGGATGCCTGCCGCCAGCTGCCTCGCTGGGTGTACGTCAAAGGCGTGTTTAATCAGGGGCTGGACAACCGCCGCGCGCGTGAAATGGCCTGGTGCCTGAATGGGGCTGGGGTATGACGCGAGCGCTGGCGGTTTTTTTGCTGCTATTGGCGGCGCTGGGCTGGCAGTCGTGGCGGCTCAATAACGCCCGCCACACCATCGAAACCCAGGACGCAGCGCTGAACAGCAAAACCCAGGAACTGGCGAAGAAAGACAGCCAGCTGATCGGCCTGTCCATTCTGACCGAAACCAACAGCCGGGCGCAGATGCGACTGTATGCGGCGGCGGAGAAGACCGCCGCGCTGCTGCGTCACCGGCAGCACCGGATCGAGGAACTGAAACGTGAGAACGAAGATTTGCGCCACTGGGCTGACACTCCTTTGCCTGCAGACATTATCCGGCTGCGGGAGCGTCCGGCCCTCACCGGAGGTGCAGCTTACCGTGAATGGCTGTCCCAGAGTGACGCCGTGCAGCCTGAACCCCTCAGCGCCGCGCACTAACGGCGACCTGAACGCGATGCTGGATGAAACCGAGGCCGACTGGGCGGTCTGTGCTGACAAAGTGGACACAATAGTGGCGTGTCAGGAGCGAAACAGTGAACAAGCCGCAGTCCTTACGCAGCGCCCTGAATAGGGCCGTGCCCTATGTGCGCGATAACCCGGACAAGCTGCATCTGTTCGTGGATAACGGTTCCCTGGTGGCAACCGGCGCGAAGTCTATGTCGTGGGAATATCGCTACACCCTGAATGTGGTGATCGAGGATTTCAGCGGCGACCAGAACCTGCTGATGGCCCCGGTGCTGCTGTGGTTGAAAGCCAATCAGACGGATGCCATCAACAACCCGCAGCTGCGCGAAAAACTGTTCACCTTTGAGGTGGATATTCTGCGCAACGACGCGTGTGATATCAGCCTGAACCTGCTGCTGACGGAGCGCGTGCTGGTCAGCTCCGATGGTGGTATCTCGACGGTTGAGGCGGAGCCAGAACCCGACGAGCCAGAAGAAATGTGGACGGTGAAACGTGGATAATCTGCATAAAGTGGACGAGTGGCTGGCCGCACTGCTGGCGAATCTGGAGCCAGCCGCACGTCAGCGCATGATGCGGGAATTGGCGCAGGAGTTGCGGAGGAATCAGCAAAACAACATCCGGCTGCAGCGTAATCCTGACGGCAGCGGGTATGAGCCGCGAAAAGTCACGGCGAGGACTAAAAAGGGACGCATTAAACGGCAGATGTTCTCGAAACTACGCACGGCGAAATACCTGAAAACTACAGCCAGCGCGGATTCAGCCAGTGTGCAGTTTGCGGGGAAGGTGCAGCGTATTGCTAGGGTTCATCATTACGGCTTACGGGATCAAATTAGTAGTAAAGGACCTACTATTCGTTACAGTAGGCGTCTTCTTCTTGGGGTAAATGATGAAATGCAGTTGATTGTTTATAATTCATTTTATACTTGGTTGCGAAATGGTTTGTAAGTTGTTGTGGTGATTTTAATATTAAAATCACCACGTTTTGAAAAAAACTAAAGGAGCGCTTTAGTTAGTGAATTCCTGTATTCGCTCCAAAAACTAAATTCATTCAGCTTAGTTCTCATATTAATATCTTGTTCGGAATAGGATGTGCTTTCAATTTTCTGACTAAGTAGGGTCAATACCAGTCGCGCAAGATGGATTTTTAAGTGTTCACAAGCAATGATTATACTTGTCATATTACTATCTTCTATTAATTCCCCATGGATTATAGCGTTCCTGATATCTGCTAGCCCGATACCGTTTTTATCTCGGAAGATAGGCCATAAATCATCATTCTTATTGTTAAGTTCAGCTTCAAAACTATTGACTACATCACGTAGAGATGTTCTGTTAAGTTCACTAAGTTTTCCTTTTATTTTTGAACGGATATCCTTGTCTTCTAGGATGTCGGGGCTTAAAAAGTTTTCTATTTTTTTTCTTAATGTTTTAAATTCATTTTCGGGGATAATGTATTGTGTGGTTTTGTTTTTTTTGTAGGTTAAGGTTATGGATTCGTATGCCTGAAATAAAGATAGATAATATGGTTCAAGATACTGCTCCTGCAAAATCAGTGTGTTAATAGCCAGTTTTATATTTTGTTTATATATTGATTTTTTGTAATTGTGAAAAATTTTATTCAAGCTTTTATTAACTTCTGGCGGGGTTAAAATTGCCTTGTCACCCGATGTGTTGGTTGTTTTGATATTAAAATGGCGATAAACGGTCGTGAGTTCATTTGATGTATCCAGTGTCCATTTAGAGCAAAATATTTTTTTGTCATGAATAAAGGATATAATATCATTTAACAAGTCTATTTCTTCTAAAAGATTATCTTTAATATCACCGATTGTTAAACACTCGTCTTCAACTTCTAATGTGTAAAGTTGAGTTTTTTTAAGTGTTATGTTATTGGAAGTACCACTCGCAACGAATTTTGCATCCAATAATACCTTGCCTTTATCCATTAAATCTATCACTATAGGCTGGTTTTTTGTTTGTTTAATCCCTCCATCTTGCTCAAAGGAATGTTTAATATTTGGTGAAACTAAGTTGGCAGGGTTTATGTGAAAATTGATTTTTGTTTTTTTGTTTGTTTTCGTATCATATTTCTTACGTCTGATGACAGTTTCACTAGGATGCGCAGTAAATTTATAATGCTCGTTTAAACCAGAGGTATAGTGGCCCAAATCACTGATTCTACAGTTCTCTAGTGTGACAGTTTTTAAAAGATCGCCATTAACGTAATGTAATGGGATTTCAATTCGCCATTTGTCGGTGTTATAAAGTGAAAAAATATTTTTATCGAGTGTTTTAAATGAAAATTTATGCCACTTTGTGTTATCTTCGATTTTTAAATCACAAGTCATCTCTATTTCGGAGAGTCTTCCTTTTTCTTGTGGAACATTATTTTTACTTAAAGGGAAGAATTTAATAGAAACTGAATCATATTCTTGTTGCGACATTTATCCTCCTTGTGTAGTACCTAGAACAATATCATTTGATATTAGCAAATCAAGTTTATGTTCATGATAGTGTAATGAACTCACAACTCACAGAAATCATGCGCCTTATCACCAACCTGATCCGCTCCGGCACCGTGACCGAAGTGGACCGGGAAAACTGGCTGTGCCGGGTGAAAGTCGGCGAACTCGAAACCAACTGGATTAACTGGCTGACGCTGCGTGCCGGTGGTGCCCGCACATGGTGGTGTCCTTCGCCGGATGAGCAGGTAGTGGTTCTGAGCATGGGCGGCAACCTCGAAACTGCATTCGCATTGCCTGCTATCTACTCCAGCCAGTTTGCACCGCCGTCGGATTCCGTAGACGCCAGCGTGACGCAGTACCCGGACGGCGGCTGGTTTGAGTATGAACCCGCCACCGGGCGCTGGCACGTCCGAGGCATCAAATCCATGGTGATCGAGGCGGCAGATAATATCACCCTCAAAACCTCTGATTTTGTTGTGGAGGCCAACACCACGCGCATCAACAGCGAAGTGGTGATCAACGGCGCTGTCACCCAGGGTGGCGGCCCGATGAGTTCCAACGGGATCGTGGTAGATAACCACGCGCACAATAAAGTTAAATCAGGCGGCGACACGTCGGGAGGCCCGGTATGACGCTGTATCTCGGCATGAGTCAGAACAACGGCCAAGCCATTACAGACACGGATCATCTGCGTCAGTCGGTGCGTGACATTCTGCTGACGCCGCAGGGCAGTCGCGTTGCCCGACGTGAATACGGTTCGCTGCTGTCTGTCCTGATTGACCAGCCGCAGAACCCAGCGCTGCGCCTGCAGATCATGTCGGCGGTGTATATGGCGCTGAGTCGTTGGGAACCTCGCCTGACGCTAGACTCCATCACCATCAGCTCTAACTTTGACGGTTCCATGCTGGTTGACCTTACCGGGCAGCGCAACAGCGGCGCACCGGTTTCCCTTTCCGTTTCAACAGGAGCAGACAATGGCGGTCATTGACCTTTCCCAGCTCCCCGCGCCGCAGATTGTGGACGTGCCGGATTTTGAGACGCTGCTAGCGGAGCGCAAGGCCGCCTTTGTGGCGCTCTATCCGGTGGACGAGCAGGTAGCCGTCGCGCGCACGCTGGCGCTCGAATCTGAACCCATCACCAAACAGTTGCAGGAAAGCACCTACTGAGAAGTTCTGCTGCGCCAGCGTATCAATGAGGCCGCGCAGGCGGTCATGGTGGCGTATGCCCTCGGCGGCGATCTGGAACAACTTGCCGCCAATTATAACGTGAAGCGCCTGACAGTGACGCCTGCCGATAATGACGCTGTGCCACCGGTAGCTGCCGTGATGGAAAGTGACGAGGCGCTGCGCCTGCGTGTACCCGCCGCGTTTGAAGGGCTGTCCGTTGCGGGGCCGACGGCGGCCTATGAGTTTCACGCCAGAAGTGCGGACGGGCGGGTGGCGGATGCCAGCGCAACCAGTCCGGCACCGGCGGAAGTGATGCTGACGGTGCTGAGCCGCGAGGGTGATGGCACGGCAGAGAATGACTTGCTGGCTGTTGTAGAAAAAGCGCTGAATAGCGAGAGCGTGCGCCCGGTGGCGGATCACCTGACGGTGCGCAGCGCCGAAATTATCCCGTACAGCGTGGATGCAACCATTTTTCTCTATCCTGGACCGGAGGTGGAGCCGGTGATGGCGGCGGCAAAAGCCAGCCTGCAGAAGTACATCGCCAGCCAGACGCGGCTCGGACGCGATATCCGCCGCAGTGCACTGTATGCCGCGCTGCATGTCGAAGGTGTTCAGCGCGTGGAGCTGGCGTCTCCTCTGAATGATGTGGTGCTGGATAAGACGCAGGCTGCCTCATGTACGCAGTGGAATGTGACCAACGGGGGCACGGATGAATAGCTTGCTGCCGCCTGGCTCATCGCCGCTTGAGCGCCGACTGGCGCAGAGCTGCAGCGGCATTTCCGGGCTTGCGGTGCCGCTGCGTGACCTGTGGAACCCGGCAACCTGTCCGGTCAGTTTCCTGCCGTATCTGGCGTGGGCGTTTTCCGTGGACCGCTGGGACGAGAGCTGGACAGAAAGCGTGAAGCGCCGGGTGGTGCAGGACGCGTTCTATATCCATCAGCACAAAGGCACAACCAGCGCCGTGCGTCGGGTGGTGGAGCCGTTCGGCTTCCTGATCCGCATTATCGAATGGTGGCAGACCGGCGAACAGCCGGGCACGTTTCGCCTGGATATCGGCGTGCAGGACCAGGGCATCACGGAAGAAACCTATCTGGAGCTGGAGCGCCTCATCAGCGACGCCAAACCCTGCAGCCGTCATCTGATCGGCATGTCAATCAACCTGCAGACCAGTGGGCCGTATTTCGTCGGTGCAGCCACCTACACCGGCGAAGAAATCACGATTTACCCGTATATCAACGAAACCATTATTTCCGGCGGCACCGCTTACGAGGGCGGGGCGGTCCACGTTATTGACACAGTGAGAGTGAACCCATGAGCGCAAAATTCTACACCTTGCTGACGGAGATCGGCGCAGCGAAACTGGCCAGCGCCGCCGCACTCGGCGTGCCGCTTAAAATTACCCAGATGGCGGTGGGCGACGGTGGCGGTGTGCTCCCCACGCCCAGCGCACAGCAGACCAGGCTGATTGCTGAAAAGCGCCGTGCCGATCTCAATATGCTGTATATTGACCCGCAGAACAGCAGCCAGATTATTGCGGAACAGGTGATCCCCGAAACTGAGGGCGGGTGGTGGATTCGCGAGGTTGGTCTGTTTGATGATACCGGTGCGCTGATTGCCGTCGGCAACTGTCCGGAGAGCTACAAGCCGCAGCTGGCGGAGGGGAGCGGGCGCACCCAGACCGTGCGCATGGTGCTGATTACCAGCAGCACTGACACTATCACCCTGAAAATTGACCCCGCCGTGGTGCTGGCGACCCGCAAGTATGTCGATGACAAGGTGCTGGAGCTGAAGGTATATGTCGATGACCTGATGGCAAAACACCTGGCTGCAGCCGATCCGCATTCTCAGTACGCCCCGAAAGAGAGTCCGACCCTGACGGGCACGCCCAAAACGCCAACAGCACCGGCGGGGACGAACACCACCCAGATTGCCAGCACGGCATTTGTGCAGGCCGTGGTGTCGTTACTCAATAACGCGCTCGGACTGAAAGCACCACTGGCAAATCCGGCCCTGACGGGAACGCCGACGGCACCTACTGCAGCGCAAACGGCTAATAACACGCAGATTGCCAATACGGCTTTTGTTAAATCGGCTATTGCAGCACTGGTAGGGTCAACACCGGCGGCACTGGATACGCTGAATGAACTGGCTGCAGCACTGGGCAACGATCCTAACTTTGCCACCACGATGACAAATGCACTAGCAGGGAAGATGGAGATCAGTAAAAACGGTGCGGATATTGCTGACGTTGCCGCATTTTTGAATAACCTCGGCCTGGGGGCGGGTTCGGCCCTGCCGGTTGGAGTGCCAGTGCCATGGCCTCTTGCTACAGCTCCGGCGGGGTGGCTCAAATGCAACGGTGCAGCTTTTACTGCGTCGCAATATCCAAAACTGGCTCAGGCGTATCCGGCTCTGAAATTACCTGATCTACGTGGTGAGTTTATTCGTGGCTGGGACGATGGTCGTGGTGTGGATACTGGTCGCGGATTGCTGTTAGCACAGGGGGGAATGTCATTCGATCACAGGCATTGGTTGCCCACTACTAACGGGACGGGTGGAGATGGCGCTATGACAGCGGTCTTTATTGATGGAAATTCAGCAATGGCTTATTACCCGGATGGAACCAACGAATATAACCCGAACCCGTCCACGGGCACATTGTTGCAAACATATACCGCAAAAGCCGCGCTTGGCTCTGCAATGTTTGGCAGTGAAACGAGGCCGCGTAACGTTGCATTTAACTATATTGTGAGGGCCGCATAATGCAAAACGCCATACTGGAATATGGTTTTGCCACAACAGCTGGTAATGTTGTGGTGTTCAATTACGATAGTGAGACGCGGGAAATCCTGTCTTCAACAACAGAGTATATTCCTGTTGGTGTGGGACTCCCCGCAAATGCGTGTACTGATGCCCCTCCTGAGGGAAAAGATGGTTTTGTTGTATGCCGAACGATTGCGGACGATAGCTGGGAATATTTAGCGGATCATCGTGGCGAAACTGTATGGAATACGGAAACTGGCGAACCTGTTGAAATAACCCAGCCGGGTGGTTATCCCGCGGGGACGACAACAGTCGCACCTGAAACACCTTACGATGCATGGGATGGTGAGCAATGGGTGACGAATGAAGCTGCTAAAATTGCTGCCGATGTTAAGAATGCAGAGTTAAAAAAGGCAGAGTTACTTATTATGGCAGGGGCAATAATAAGTCCTTTGCAGGACGCAGTTGAGCTGGGTATTGCTGATAATGAAGAAAGCAATCTATATGATGCGTGGAGGAAGTATCGAGTTTTATTAAATCGAGTCGATCCCCTCTTGGTACCAAATCTCGTCTGGCCGGAACAACCGGTTTAATTCCTCACCCCCTCATATTTGGAGGGGGGTTTATAACAATTAACACAAGGCTTTCATTTTGCTTCAATCCAAAAATACATGACGCCGCATCCTAAAAATAGAAATAGATAAATCATTTGAGTCAGTAGGCGCGAATTTGTTATGTGGTATATAGCAGCGCGATCTGCTCTCAATAAATAGTAAAAGAAAAGAATCATAGCGCTAAATGTGAATGTGGAAAATACTATAAACATACTTAGAAAATAATTTTGAGCGGTTGAGTTATCGTCTTTTAATAAAATTATGGGGAAGCTTATTGTTATGATTGTTACTAGAGAGGATGAGATTCCAGCAGACCATAACAACGCTTCACACGTGAATTTTCTTAATAGCATGCCGAAATTATGTCGGATGTTGTGATTGCCCCAACTTTCTTTTCTCATGTATGCCATATCTTTAAAGAAAAATGAGATGGTTATAAAGAAATATAAAAAAGTCCAAATGAAATCTAATTGTTCAATTAATTTATGAATAACGGGGGTGACATATTTGTCGAGTGCGAAGGTTGGGGCGTTTGAGCTTATAAATAAAGCTATTACAGTTATCAAACACCATACAGCTAGTCGGTAAAGGATCTCCCTCCTGACAGATTGTTTTATCCAGTTATCAACAACGTTATCTTCAGCTTTCATTTGAATCTCAAGCCATTGTATTAGCGATACAACAATACATACCAAATGCATGCTTAGAATTCTACATGCAGCATACGCATTCAACCCTAAAGCGGAGTGAGTGCCTTATGGCTCAGGATTATCACCATGGTGTGCGCGTCGTTGAGGTCAACGATGGCACCCGCCCCATTTCAACAGTAAGCACGGCAATTGTAGGTATGGTCTGTACCGGCGATGATGCAGATGCGTCCGTGTTCCCCCTCAATAAACCGGTCCTGCTCACCGACGTGCTGACCGCCAGCGGTAAAGCAGGCGAGTCCGGCACGCTGGCCCGCTCGCTGGATGCAATTGCCGATCAGGCCAAACCCGTGACCGTCGTTGTGCGCGTTGCACAGGGTGAAACCGAAGCGGAAACAACCTCCAACATTATCGGCGGCGTGACAGCTGACGGTAAAAAAACGGGCATGAAAGCGCTGTTATCTGCGCAGTCCCAGCTCGGCGTTAAGCCGCGCATTCTTGGCGTGCCGGGGCATGACACGCAGGCGGTTGCCACTGAGCTGCTGAGCGTGGCGCAGAGTCTGCGCGGGTTCGCCTATCTGTCAGCCTACGGCTGCAAAACGGTAGAGGAGGCCATTGCCTACCGCGCTAATTTCAGCCAGCGCGAGGGAATGCTGATCTGGCCTGATTTCATCAGTTTTGACACCGTGCTGAATGCTGACGCAACGGCTTATGCCTCAGCCCGTGCGCTTGGTCTGCGTGCCAAAATTGACGAGCAGACCGGCTGGCACAAATCCCTGTCCAACGTGGGCGTGAACGGCGTCACCGGCATTTCTGCGGATGTGTTCTGGGATTTGCAGGACCCGGCAACCGATGCGGGGCTGCTGAACCAGAACGATGTCACCACGCTGATCCGCAAAGACGGTTTCCGCTTCTGGGGCTCCCGCTGCCTCAGTGACGATCCTCTGTTTGCCTTTGAAAACTACACCCGCACCGCGCAGGTACTGGCTGACACCATCGCCGAAGCGCACATGTGGGCGGTTGATGGCGTGCTTAACCCGTCGCTGGCCCGCGACATTATCGAAGGTATTCGCGCCAAACTGCGCAACCTGAAAACACAGGGCTACATCATCGGCGCCGACTGTTGGCTGGATGAGTCCGTAAACGATAAAGATTCCCTGAAAGCCGGGAAGCTCACTATCGATTACGACTATACGCCGGTACCGCCTCTGGAAAACCTGATGCTGTGCCAGCGCATCACCGATCAGTATCTGCTGGACTTCTCCAGCCAGGTCAGCGCGTAAGGGGACAAAATGGCTTTACCTCGCAAGTTAAAACACCTGAACCTGTTTAACGACGGGAATAACTATCAGGGGATTGTTGAGTCCCTGACCCTGCCTAAATTCGGCCGCAAGTTTGAAAAGTATCGCGGCGGCGGTATGCCCGGTTCGGCTGATGTTGATCTGGGGCTTGATGATGGCGCGCTGGATACGGAATTTTCAATCGGTGGCACCGAACTGCTGTTATTCAAGCAGATGGGTAAAGCCACCGTTGACGGCATCCAGCTGCGTTTCACCGGCTCCATTCAGCGTGATGATACCGGCGAAGTGCAGGCCGTTGAGCTGGTTGTGCGCGGGCGACATAAAGAAGTCGATTCCGGCGAATGGAAAACCGGCGAGAGCAACACCACAAAAGTCAGCAGCACCAACAGCTACGCGAAGCTGACCATTAACGGCGAGGTGCTCTATGAGGTTGATGTGATCAACATGATTGAAATCGTTGATGGCGTGGACCTGATGGAAGAACACCGCAACGCCCTGGGCCTCTGATCTACTTTAAAGGCGCGGGCAGCCGCGCCAGTACCTTATTAACAGGAAATGACAATGAGCGAACAACAGACTGAAAAAACCGTACAGCTGGACACCCCAATCAAACGCGGTAAAACCGAAATTGCCGAAATTGTGCTGCGCAAGCCGCAGTCCGGCGCGCTGCGTGGCACCCGTCTGCAGGCGATTATGGATATGGACGTCGGCGCGATGATGACGATTATTCCCCGCATCTCCACGCCCGCGCTGACCGCTCAGGAAATGGCTGAAATGGACCCCGCCGATCTCACCGCGCTGTCGGTTGAGGTGGTCACTTTTTTGTTGAAGAAATCGGTGCTTGCCGGTTTGCCGACAGCCTGACGGTAGAAGACCTGGTGGCTGATATCGCCACCATTTTTCACTGGCCGCCGTCCGTCACTGACGTTATGCCGCTGACCGAAGTGCTGGAGTGGCGGCATAAAGCGATTCAGAGAAGCGGGGCCAGCGATGAGTGACACTAACCTGCGTTTGCAGGTAATTCTAAATGCGGTTGATAAGCTCACCCGCCCATTCCGATCAGCGCAGGCCAGTTCTAAAGAGCTGGCTACCGCCATTCAGCAAAGCCGCGCAAGATTAAAAGAACTGGACGCCCTGGCGGGCCGTATTGACGGTTTCCGCAAGGCAAGCGCGCAGCTGACCGTCACCGGCAACAGTCTTAAAGCCGCACGTGAAGAAGCGGCGAAGCTTGCCACGCAGTTCTCGGCCACTAACCGCCCGACGGCGGCGCAGGCGCGTCTGCTTGAGCAGGCAAAAAACCGCGTTAACGAGCTGCAGAGCAAATATAACGGCCTGCGTCAGTCGGTGCAGCGTCAGCGTCTTGCGCTCAATGAGGCCGGGCTGGACACCAAAAAACTGAGCAGTGCGCAGCGTGAGCTGCGGCAGAACGCCGACGAAACCCGGCAGGCGCTGGACCGACAGCAGAAATCCCTTAAACGCCTGGGCGAGCAGCAGGCCCGTATGAACGCCGTCCGCGATCAGTATTCGCGGCGCCTTGAGGTGCGGGATCGTATCGCGGGCGCCGGAGCAACAACTACTGCCGCCGGGCTGGCGATGGGGGCGCCGGTGATGGCTGCCGTTAAAAGCTATGCCAGCATGGAAGATGCGATGAAAGGCGTGGCAAAGCAGGTTAACGGGCTGCGGGACGACAACGGCAACCGAACAAAACAGTTTTACGACATGCAGGATGCCATCAAGGCCGCCAGTGAACAGCTGCCGATGGAGAATGGCGCTATTGACTATGCCGCGCTGGTTGAAGGCGGCGCACGCATGGGCGTGACAAACCAGAACAATTCTTACGAAGACCAGAAGCGTGACCTGCTGGCCTTTGCATCTACTGCGGCAAAGGCCGCAACGGCATTCGAGCTGCCCGCTGATGAGCTGGCGGAGGGGCTGGGGAAAATCGCGCAGCTGTATAAAGTGCCGACACGCAATATTGAACAGCTTGGCGATGCCCTGAACTACCTGGACGATAGCGCCATGTCTAAGGGCGGCGATATCATCAATGTGCTGCAGCGTATGGGGGGCGTGGCCGACCGGCTTGATTTCCGAAAGGCGGCCGCGCTGGGTTCCACCTTCCTGTCTCTGGGTGCCGCGCCTGAAATTGCCGCCAGCGCATCAAATGCGATGGTGCGCGAACTGTCGATTGCGACCATGCAGAGCAAGCGGTTCATGGAAGGTATGGATCTGCTGAAACTCAATCCAGACGAGATTGAAAAGCAGATGACAAAGGACGCAATGGGGACCATTCAGCGCGTGCTGGAGAAGGTCAACAAGTTGCCGCAGGATAAACGCCTGTCCGCCATGACGATGATATTTGGCAAGGAGTTTGGCGATGATGCGGCGAAGCTTGCAAATAACCTGCCGGAGCTGCAGCGACAGCTGAAACTCACCTCAGGCACTGAGGCTAACGGCTCCATGCAGAAAGAATCCGATATCAATAAGGATTCACTTTCCGCGCAGTGGTTGCTTGTGAAAACGGGCGCGCAGAACGCTTTCAGTAGCCTGGGTGAAACCCTGCGCCAGCCGCTGATGGATATCATGGGGTACGTCAAAAACGTTACCGGGGCACTGCGTCGATGGGTTGAGGCTAACCCGCAGCTGGCGGGCACACTGATGAAAGTGGCGGCAGCTACAGCAGCGATCACCGTTGTGCTCGGCACGCTGGCGGTGGCCGTGGCTGCCGTGCTGGGGCCGCTGGCGGTGATCCGTTTTGGCCTGTCCGTGCTGGGTGTAAAAACACTCCCCTCCGTTATGTCTGCAGTGACCCGCACCGGCGGCGCGCTGTCCTGGCTGGCAAATGCGCCGCTTTCCCTGTTGCGCCGTGGCCTGGCGGCATCCGGCAGCAGCGCCGGATTGCTGGCGTCTCCCCTTAACTCCCTGCGCCGTTCTGCCGGGCTGGCTGGCAATGCACTAAAAGCGCTGGCCGGGGCGCCGCTTGCTGTCCTTCGCGGCGGAATGTCTGGTATTCGCAACATTATCGGCATGGTAATGAATCCGCTGGCCGCGTTTCGCGGGGGATTATCCACAGCCGGTGGCGTGCTGCGTTTTCTGGCGTCCGGCCCGCTGGCCCTCCTTCGCGTTGCGCTGTACGGGATTTCTGGATTGCTGGGCGCCCTGCTTAGTCCGATAGGTCTGGTCGTGGCGGCGCTGGCTGGCGTGGCGCTGGTTGTCTGGAAACACTGGCAGCCGATAAGCGCATTTTTAGGCGGAGTGGTTGAAGGATTCAAAGCTGCAGCTGCGCCTGTCAGCGCGGCGTTTGAGCCACTACAGCCTGTTTTCCAGTGGATAGGTGACAAGGTCCAGGCATTGTGGGGCTGGTTTACTGACCTGCTGACGCCGGTTAAATCCACCTCTGCAGAACTGCAAAGCGCGGCGTCGATGGGGCGGCAGTTTGGGGAAGCGCTGGCGGCAGGGCTGAACATGGTCATGCACCCGCTGGATTCGCTTAAATCGGACGTGTCCTGGCTGCTTGAGAAACTCGGAATTGTCAGCAAGGAGGCGGCCAAAGCGAAGCTTCCTGAGCAGGTCACGCGGCAGCAGCCAGCCACGGTAAACACAGACGGTATAGTGGTGCTGCCGCCTGGCGGATTCCCGCCGATGGGTTTTGCTGGCATGTACGACAGCGGCGGTACCATTCCGCGCGGCCAGTTCGGCATCGTGGGCGAGAATGGCCCGGAGATTGTTAACGGGCCCGCCAATGTTACCGGCAGGAAACGGACTGCTGATCTGGCAAGGGTGGCGGCAACGCTCAATCCTTCCAGGACGGAACCGGCCAGCGCTAAGCAACGTCCTGAGCGCGGGATTATTCTGCCGCCTGAGATTGTTTACGCCCCGGTAAATCTACCTGGTCGGGATCGTGCTGGAGAGCTGGCTGATATCGCTGCAGCTGTCATGCCAGCACCGGCCATGACGCAAATTACGGACAACAGGGCTGACCCGATGGCTATGCGCCAGAAGGTGTTCGCTTCCGTCGTCGCTGGCGTAATGGACCTGGCGGCTGCCCCGGCAGAAGCCGCACCACTTCATCCTTACAGTGTACCGGTCAGGACGCAACCGGCGCCGTCGGCGAAGGCAGAAAGACAGCCGCAGGTAATTAAGTACGAGATAAGCGCGCCAATTCATATTGTCGCCCAGCCAGGGCAAAGCGCACAGGATATCGCCCGCGAGGTGGCCCGGCAGCTTGATGAGCGTGAGCGCAGGGCCAGGGCAAAAACGCGCAGTAATTTCAGTGATCGAGGGGGTTACGAATAATGATGATGGTGCTGGGGTTATACGTATTCATGCTGCGCACCGTGCCCTATCAGGAGCTGCAGTATCAGCGTAGCTGGCGGCACGCTGCCAACAGCCGGGTTAACCGGCGCCCGACAACGCAGTTTCTTGGGCCGGATAACGATTCGCTAACTCTGTCCGGCGTCCTGCTGCCGGAGATTACCGGCGGCAGGCTGTCTTTGCTGGCGCTGGAGCAGATGGCGGAGCTGGGGAAAGCCTGGCCTTTGATTGAGGGGAGCGGGACGATTTACGGCATGTTTGTGATCGAGAGTCTGAGCCAGACAAAAACAGAATTTTTTGAGAGCGGTATGCCCCGGCGCATCGAATTTTCGCTGAGCCTGAAACGGGTGGATGAATCGCTGTCTGAGATGTTTGGCAGCCTCAGCGATCAGCTCAGTAATTTGCAGGACTCCGCCACCTCTGCGATAGGCAATATGAAAAATACGGTTGGAGGGCTACTGCAGTGAATTTCAGCTCTGAACTCCTGAACTTGAACAGTAAAACCCCCGGTTTCAGCATCATCATTGAAGGTAAAGATGTGACTACCGTGCTGGATGCGCGCCTGATGAGTCTGACGCTGATGGATAACCGGGGCTTTGAAGCGGACCAGCTTGATCTGGAGCTGGACGACTCGGACGGGCAAATCGTTCTGCCGCGCCGGGGGGCCATTATTCAGTTTGCGCTGGGGTGGAAAGGTCAGCCGCTTTTTCCGAAGGGGGCCTTTACTGTCGATGAGATTGAGCACAGCGGAGCGCCTGACCGTCTCACAATTCGCGCGCGTAGCGCAGATTTCCGTGAAACCCTGAATACGCGGCGTGAAAAGTCCTGGCACCAGACAACGGTGGGCGAAGTCGTGAAGGAAATCGCCGCCAGGCATAAATTAAAGATGGCGCTGGGAAAGGACCTATTGGACAAGCCTGTCGATCATCTTGACCAGACCAACGAGAGCGATGCAAGTTTCCTGATGAAGCTGGCGCGGCAGTATGGGGCGATAGCCTCAGTTAAGGACGGCAATCTGTTGTTTATCCGCCAGGGGCAGGGCAGAACGGCAAGCGGTAAGCCGCTGCCGGTTATCACCATAACCCGCCAGGCTGGTGACGGTCATCGTTTTACCCTGGCTGATCGCGATGCCTATACGGGGGTAATTGCCAGCTGGCTCCATACCCGTGAGCCAAAGAAAAAAGAGACAGCAAAGGTTAAGCGCCGTCGAAAGAAAACCACTGCGGCAAAGGAGCCGGAAGCAAAACAGGGAGATTACCTGGTTGGAACGGATGAAAACGTGCTGGTACTCAACAGAACTTATGCAAACTGCAGCAATGCAGAGCGAGCGGCAAAGATGCAGTGGGAGCGCCTGCAGCGCGGGGTTGCAACATTCTCCCTGCAGCTCGCAGAGGGAAGGGCAGATCTCTACACCGAAATGCCGGTGAAGGTGAGCGGCTTTAAGCAGCCGATTGATGATGCGGAGTGGATCATCACCACGCTGACGCATACCGTCAATCCGGATAGTGGATTTACGACCAGTCTGGATCTCGAAGTGAAAATAGATGAGTTCGAAATTGAATGATTAGTTCCAAAATGAGAACAGTGATGTATCATTATTGCGAACTGGTTAAGAGTGAGGGCTAAACGAAATGATGAATTGTCCGATGTGCGGCCAGGCCGCGCATACACGCAGTAGCTTTCAGGTTTCCAGTGAAACCAAAGAACGATACAACCAGTGTACCAATATTGAGTGCGGGCATACGTTCGTGACGCATGAGACTTTTGTGCGGTCCGTCTGCCGTCCGCAAAAAATCAGCGCCGCACCGCCTCATCCATCTGAATCCGGGCAGGTGTCATTTCTATAATCTTCTGTTTAATAAGGTATAGAAAGACTACCTTTCTGATTGATTTAGCGTTAGATTACTTTTACCTGACGTTAGCGGGGTTATATCCCGTATCCGTAGAAGTGGAGTTTGTCGCTTTGCGACTAGCGTACCGAATGCCGATATGCTGGGCATCCCGGACGCCGATTTGCTGGGCTTACTGGGTTTACTGGGCTTACAAATTGTCGAAGTTTTGTTATTTAGTTAGGCCATGCGCTTGCGCTAAGAGACGTCAGGATTCTACGGAGTAACAAGTTATGGAAATCAAAGAACTTGGCTTAGTTAAGGCGCGTGTGGAACTTGTTACCGCTATGCTCAAATGTGCTACTGCATTTGTTGTGTTAGTTGGTACGGTTTACACCGTTCTTAACATGGCCTTCAACTACGACTGTTTAAATCATGGAAATAGAAGTTCAACGATGGGAACACAAATTTGAAATTAGGCCAGGGGTTTGGGTCTATGTCCCAAGTGTCAGGACAAGTGAACTTGGGGAACGCATACTTCAATCAATCAGAAACAAGTGGATTCCGCCACTCTATTTTTATCATTTAAGAACCGGCGGGCATCTTAAAGCAGCCAGATTGCACCTTAAAAGTAGTTTTATTGCTGTTATAGACATTAAACATTTTTTTCAGTCAACTAGCCGCAGCCGCATCACCCGTGATTTAAAAGCCTACTTTACCTATTCACAAGCGCGTGAAATTGCAAAATTTTCAACTGTGAAGAACCTGTCTGATACTCCCCATAAGCACGTCCTTCCATTCGGTTTTGTCCAATCGCCTATGCTTGCGACCTTTTGTTTGGATAAGAGTCATTTGGGTAGTCTACTGCGTCGCTTGAACAAACATCCCAATGTGAAACTTAGTGTGTACATGGATGATGTGATCATATCCTCAAATGATATTGTTCAACTGCAGACGACTTACGACGAAATTTTACTAGCGATGGATAAATCGGGTTATCAAGTCAACATGATTAAAACGCAGGCACCATCATCCCTAATTAAAGTATTCAATTTGTATTTGAGTAAAGGAAATATGAAAGTCACCTCACAGAAGATGAGCGACTTTCTCATTGATTTCTATGCGAGTGACTACGAGCCACACAAAATAGGTGTCAAAAACTACGTCGAAAGTGTAAATCCAGAGCAAGCGAAACTATTGAAATTGTAATGATCATTCTGTGTAGTTGTAGGGGCTAGGAAGAGGCATGCACTTCTGCCGCCATTTTGCCGCCACTAAGCGAACATGTGTTCTCCAAGTGCTTGATTAATATGGGTATAAATTTCAGGCAACAAAAAACCCATCAACCTTGAACCAAAACGGCGGGGTTGATGGGCTCCACAAATTGGGGACATCAAAGAAAAGCAGTGGCAATAGTTATGACTGCCCCCTTTCTTAAAAGTTCTGCGCATCACGAAAATATTTTCGTCCGTGCGCAAACTTGAGAGTTATCCGAGTCCCGGCCAGATGATGATGATAAGCGTACCCGCCAGCGTCAGCAGGACGTTAGCGATCGCATAGGTGCCTGCGTACCCCAGAGCCGGGATATTGCTGCGCGCGGTATCGCTGATGATTTCCATCGCAGGCGCGCAGGTACGTGCGCCCATCATGGCACCGAAGAGCAGGGCGCGGTTCATGCGCAGCACATAAGCGCCAAACAGGAAGCAGATCACCACCGGCACCAGGCTGACAATCAGGCCGGACACCAGCATTTGCCAGCCGACGGCGCCCAGGCTGTTGCCAATGCCGCTGCCCGCGCTCAGGCCAACACCGGCCATAAAGACCATCAGCCCGAACTCTTTCACCATGTTTAGCGCACCCTGCGGGATATAGCCGAAGGTCGGATGGTTGGCACGCAGGAAGCCCAGCATGATCCCGGCGAACAGCAACCCGGCGGCGTTACCGATGCCAAAGCTAAAGTTGCTGAACTGGAAGGTGATCATCCCGATCATCAGGCCCACGATAAAGAAGGCGCAGAAGGCTAGCAGGTCGGTGACCTGGCTGTGAATGGAGATAAAGCCGATACGGTCTGCAACGGTTTTCACGCGGCGCGCGTCGCCGCTCACCTGTAATACGTCACCTTTGTTGAGCACCACGTTATCGTCGATAGGCATCTCAATCTGGCTGCGGATCACGCGGTTGAGGAAGCAGCCGTGGTCGGTCAGCTTCAGCTGAGCCAGGCGGCGACCAACGGCGTTGTGGTTTTTGACCACAATCTCTTCGGTGACGATACGCATGTCCAGCAGGTCGCGGTCAAAGACCTCTTTGCCGTTACGGAAGCTCGGGTCGAGGCGCGCATGGGCATCCGGATAACCGACCAGCGCGATGTCATCGCCCATCTGCAGCACCGCGTCGCCGTCCGGGTTCGCCAGAATACCGTTGCGGCGAATACGTTCGATATAGCAGCCCGTCTGGCGGTAAATGCCCAGCTCGCGCAGGTTTTTACCGTCGGCCCAGGCCACCAGCTCTGGCCCTACGCGGTAGGCGCGGATCACCGGCAGGTAAACTTTGCGTTTGGAATCGGTATCCAGACCGCGCTCGCGGGCAATCTGCTGGGCGCTGGTCTGCAGATCCTGATGCTGGAGTTTAGGGAGATAACGCGCGCCGACGATCAGGCTCACCAGCCCAATCAGGTAGGTCAGGGCGTAGCCAAGGCTCAGATGGTCGAGCGCGGTGGACAGTTGCGCTCCGGCCATCCCGGAGTGGCGCAGGGTATCACCCGCACCCACCAGAACCGGGGTGGAGGTCATCGAGCCGGCAAGCATACCCGCCGTCAGGCCAATGTCCCAGCCAAACAGCTTACCCAGGCCTAACGCAATCAGCAGCGCGCTGCCAACCATCACCAGCGCCAGCATCAGGTAATTTTTGCCGTCGCGGAAGAAAATTGAAAAAAAGTTGGGACCCGCTTCAACACCCACACAAAAAATAAACAACATAAAGCCTAAGTTGAGGGCGTCCGTGTTAATGCTGAAATGCTGCTGACCTAATAATAAAGAGACGACTAAAACGCCAATGGAATTACCAAGTTGAACCGACCCGAGGCGTAATTTTCCCAGGCAAAGGCCCAATGCCAGTACCACAAATAATAACAGGATGTAATTCCCATTTAACAAGTCTGCGACGTTTATATTCAC